TTTATGAAGGGCGCTTTGGATACGGTGAAAAAGTATAAGGGAGTCATCTACTGCGAACACAAGATGGGTGTAACGGATACCCAAGAAGCCTGTGACTTCAACGCAGACAATGTGTGGTGGCGTGGTATTGCTGACCTATTAGTTGTTCAAGGCGACCGAGCCAAGATCATAGACTACAAGACAGGACAGAATAAGTATGCGGACACAAAGCAGCTTGAGTTGTTAGCACTAGCCGCGTTCAAGCATTTTCCAGAACTTAAAGTTATTAACGCAGGGTTGTTGTTTGTAGTGCACCCTGCATTCATTAAGCAACGCTACGAACGAGACGAGATAGAACACCGATGGGGTAAGTGGAAAGAGAAAGCGGAAGAGTTGGGAACCGCGTATACTACAAACGTATGGAACCCCAAACAAAATTTCACTTGCCGTAGTTGGTGCCCTGTAGTAAATTGTGTGCACAACGGAAAACGATAGGAGTACATAGATGTATACCAAATCCCCACGTCCTTACGAGCATGAGTATCAAATGCAGAAGAAGCGTAATGAAAACCCTGCACGGGCTAAGAGAGCAAGTGCGCGGAGAGCAATGGACGCTAAAGGAGTTGACCGGACAGGCATGGACATAGACCACACCGTGCCGTTATCAAAGGGCGGCACTAACGCCGCAGGTAACCTACGATTAAAGAAACCCAGCGCAAATAGATCGTTCAGCAGAAACAGTGACCATACTGTGAAAGTAAATAAACCCAAAAAGAAGTAGTTGACACGCGGGTTAAATACGTAGATTATAGCGGCATAGTAAAGAATTAAACATAGGCATGAGCAAGGTGAAAACATCACCCTGCTCTGTAAGCCATTTACCATAGAGAGATGTATGCAAATAATTGAGAATAAAGCCCTGCAATTACGGGTGCGCGACCCTAGTCAAATTACGCGTATCATCCCGTGCAGTGAGCAGATTGGCGCACATGATGTGTTGGTCAAGTGGGGACTAGAGGAAGCGCAAGTCCTTAAGAATCTAAAGATTAAGAATGTACCTTCACCCATACGCAAGTCGTATGCGTGGCCCGGTATACACCGCCCGTTCACCCACCAGATTACAACCTCGGAGTTTTTAACCCTACACCGTAGAGCGTTCTGTTTTAATGCGCAGGGTACGGGCAAGACAGCTAGTGTGATATGGGCGGCTGATTACCTAATGACTACGAAGCGAGTATCACGGGTATTAATCATTTGCCCTGTATCTATTATGGGGTCAGCGTGGCGTGGGGATTTGTTTCGGTTTGTGATGCACCGCACGTTTGATATTGCACATAACTCACGGCAGGAAAAACGTAGACAAGTTATTGAGGGCGACGCTGAGTTTGTAATCATTAACTACGATGGGGTTGAGATCGTTCGGGACTCTATCATAGCCGGTGGTTTTGACTTGATTGTTATAGACGAAGCAAACGCATATAAGAACGTACAGACGCGGCGGTGGAAGACACTTGCCAAGATCATAACCCCACAGACATGGGTATGGATGTTGACAGGAACACCTGCATCTCCGTCACCAAGCGATGCGTATGGGCTTGCTAAGATTGTTAACCCCGAAGGTGTGCCTAAGTTCTTTGGTAGTTTCAGAGACAGGGTGATGGTGAACCTCAACCGATTCCAATGGGTGCCTAGACCTAACGCAACGGAGATCGTGTATTCCGCGTTGCAACCTGCTATTCGATTTTCTAAAGAAGAGTGCCTTGATCTACCCGATGTATTGCACGTGACCCGAGATGTTCCGCTGACCAAGCAACAACGTAAGTACTACGACGAAATGAAGCAACAGCAGTTGTTTGTAGCGGCAGGGGAAGAGATAAGCGCACCTAATGCGGCAGCTAACCTAAGCAAGCTGTTGCAAATCTCAGGGGGCGCTGTGTATTCAGATGGGAAAGAAGTCATTGAGTTTGATTGCAGTAACCGACTACAAGCGTTGAAGGAAGTTGTAGATGAAGCATCCCATAAGGTTCTGGTGTTTGTCCCCTATACGCATAGCTTGACGATGGTAGCAGGTTGGTTGCGGAAGCAAGGACACACTGTAGAAATCATTAATGGGCAAGTAACCCCGAACAAGCGCACCGAGATATTTAATCGGTTTCAGACTACGCCTGACCCGCGGATACTTGTAATACAACCACAGGCGGCATCGCACGGAGTGACACTTCATGCGGCTAACGTGGTGGTGTATTGGTCGCCCGTAATGAGTGTAGAGACGTATCTTCAGGCAAATGCCCGTGTGCACAGGGCAGGGCAGGTAAACAAAGTAACCATAGTGCACTTACAAGGTAGCGGAGTAGAAAGCAAGATGTATAAGATGTTGCAGGGAAAAGTAGATGTTCACCAAAAACTAGTTGATTTATACAAAGAAGAATTGGGAGAAACAGATGAGTGATAAACCGGTAGTGCCTGCTAATAAACTAGCAGGGATTTATATCAAGATTAGAAACAAACGCGCTGACTTACGCAAGGCGTATGAAGCAGATGATGCACACCTAGATGGGCAGTTACAAGCGGTTGTAGCAGAGATGCTTTCTACTTGTGAGGCTGTGGGTGCAAGCAGTATACGCACTGACGCGGGGACTATCATCCGCACAATTAAGACTCGTTACTGGAGTTCTGATTGGGAAGCAATGCACAATTTTATTCAAACGAATGCGGCTTTTGATTTACTAGAGAGGAGAATACACCAAACAAATATGAAGTCGTATTTAGAAGGTAACCCAGATAAGCTACCGCCCGGGCTTAACTCGGATAGTTTTTATGATATATCGGTGCGTCGTTCTACATAAACTAGGAGAAACAAATGGCTACAGAAATTGAGTTGTTCAAATCAGGTATACCCGCCCACTTAAAGACCCGCCCACGTAATGACATAACCAAGTCGTTGCTTGGCAGTGGGGGTTCAAGCAGTAAGCGTATTTCCTTACGGGGGTCAGTATTCCGTATGGTTGTTAATGGTGAAGAGTTAGTTGCATCCGATGAACGGGCTATGAAGGTAGTCATCGTTAACATCGCACCTAAAGTATCTCGTTCGTTCTATTCTGATGACTACGATTCAACAGTCAAAGCCGCACCTGTTTGTTGGTCAGCATTAGGTGACCGCCCTGATCCTTTATCGTCTGACCCACAACATTCAGCCTGTGTTGGTTGCCCTAAGAACATCAAGGGTTCAGGTAGCAAGAATACAGTCGCCTGTAAGTTCCAGCGTAAGATTGCCGTTGTGTTAGAGAATGATTTAGAGGGTGATGTGTTTGAGTTGCAGTTACCTTCCAAGTCTATATTCCCTAAAGCGGAGGATGGCAAGTTGTCTTTGAATGCCTACGCAAGTTTCTTAGATGGTTTTGGCGTGAACATCACGGACGTAGTAACTGAGATGCGTTTTGACAAAGACAGTTCTACACCGAAGTTGATATTTAAAGGTGTGCGCCCGTTGAGCGTTGAAGAGATCGAGACTTGTTCAGCAAAAGGTCAGTCACCTGCGGCTATCGCGGCTATCACTACATCGTATAGTGCATCAAAAGGTGCGGTTGCCGTTGCCGCCCCTGCTAAGTTGGTTGACCTTACGGAAGATGAAGCACCCGTAGAGCCAAAGCGCCGTGAGTCTAAGAAGGATGAGCAACCCCCTGTTAAGAAAGAATTGGCTGATGTATTAGCCGCATGGGATGACGAAGAGTAAATAAGCAACGGGGGTATGGGCAACCATACCCCTAACCGGAGAGATGACGATGAAACAAAAACGTGGATATTCCGATCAGGTAAGACAATCGGTGCAAAAGAATTCTGCTAACCCCCTTGATGATAACTGTGGGGTAGAGCTAGGTAGGCTATGTATTTTGCATGGCTATTCAGTAGTTGAAGTTGCTGAAGTGTTTAAAGTGAGCCGCACTACTGTCTATAATTGGTTTCATGCGCTTAGTAGACCCACTAAACATCTTGAGCCAAAAGTATTAGCATTGGTAACAAGGTTACAAGAAAAACCCATCCCGCAAAAATACATACACGAAGATGAATAAATATGATTACCAGACAAGAGTTTTTAGGGGTAGTGCTTCCCCCTAAAGGTTTTTACTGCGTAGTCGGAATCAAAGGAAAAATAATTCACAGCCAAACATTCCATAGTTCTTTAGCAGAAGTGGATGATGCGGTTGAAAAATTAGAAGGTCAAAAACTTAATTCATTTGTGGCGTTGGCTAGTTTTGAAACAGATGGGAATCGGACAGCAGTTAATGCTTCTGAGCTTAAGTCATTTTTTCTTGATCTTGATTGCGGGGTTGATGACCTTGATAAAAAGTATCCGGACAAAAACAGTGCGGTTGCTGACCTAAAGCAGTTTGTTAAGGAAATGAAGTTACCTCGCCCGATGGTGGTTGACTCGGGTAACGGGGTTCACGCCTATTGGCCGTTGACTGCGCCAGTAAAGCGGGATGAGTGGAAGATAGTTGCGGAACGGTTTAAAGCAATATGTGCAATGAAGGGGCTTAAGATTGACTTCAATGTACCTGCTGATGCCGCCCGTGTGTTGCGCGCTGTTGATTCACATAACTTTAAGGACATTGAAAACCCAAGGAAGGTATCCATATTAACTGTTACCGAGCCAATGGAGTTTGCCGCATTCAAGAACCTGATGGGGATTTCTGATACGGCTACATTAGCTACACGTAAACCGTTAGATGAAGCAACCAAGTCATTACTAGAAAAGCAGATACCACCGGCTAGCTTTAAGTTAATTCTTAAGAAGAGTCTGAGTGGGTCAGGATGTAAGCAGATTGCAGACTACGTAGTTAACCAAGCTACCGCACCGTATGACATGTGGAGAGCCGCGTTGTCTGTTGCTCAGGTGTGCAACGATAGGGATAAAGCGATTCATCTTATCTCACGGGACCACCCAGAGTATTCACACGCTGAGACTGAGAAAAAGGCAAACGATACACACGGGGCGTATAGCTGTGCTACGTTCCAAGGACTAAACCCTAGTGGGTGCGATGGCTGTAAGTTTAAGGGCAAGATTACTAACCCGTTGAAGTTAGGTAGAGGTGAGATTGAAGCGGCTACCCCCGAGGACAATAAGGTAGTAGACGCTGTAGAACCAGAGAGAATTTATACGATACCCGATTACCCATTCCCGTATATACGGGGGAAGCGCGGAGGTATATTTGTTAAGACAAAAGATGAGGATGACAATCCCAAGGATGTAATGATTTATGAAAACGATTTCTATTTAGTAAACACGGTAGATGATCCGCTAGTCGGGATGGCAGGTTTGTTTCGATTGCACCTACCGAAAGATGGAGTAAAAGAATTTCTTATCCCTATGATGGACATGATTGCTAAGGATAAGTTTGGGGCGCACCTTGCAAAACAGGGTGTGAGTGCAACTGGAAAAGGTCAAATGGAGTCTATTATGAATTACACTGGAGCCGCAATAAAGTCGTATCAACAAACACGCCGCGCAGAGAAGTCACGCCTACAGTTTGGGTGGACAGACAATCATACCGCGTTCATTATTGGGGATAGGCAA